CTGTATTTTGACTACCAGTACAATTTAATTTACCAGCTTGGAAACCAATAGCTATATTACAATTACCTGATACATTTCTGCAACCTGCACTAGTACCAATACCAATATTTTTCTGACCAGTTGTGTTACAATAGAATGCTGTTTGTCCTAATCCTACGTTATGACAACCAGTAGTATTAAATTGCATAGCTTGATAACCTATAGCATGATTACCAGTTCCTGTTGTATTGCTACAAAGAGCGGCAAAACCTATAGCCATAACATTATTAGCAGTTTTATCACCACCACCTCCTAGAGCTTGATAACCTATTGCAACTACTCTACAAGCACCACATACAAACCTACCTGCTTCCCAACCAACAAAAATATTACAATGTCCACTAGTAGTGCAACCTGAACCATAACCTACACCAACGTTTCTAAATCCAGTCTGACGAGATAATGCATATGCACCTAAAGCAGCATTTTCATGAGTTGTGCAATTGCAGCATAAAGCAAATGTACCTACAGCTGCATTGCTACAACCAGTTGTATTACAACCCATGGCTAGAGTACCTATTGCAGTATTGTTATTAGCAGTTGTATTCTTACCTAAAGCATCAGTACCTACTGCAGTATTGCATGTACCGGTAGTATTATTATAAAATACTGATCTACCTATTACCGTATTATATGCTCCGGTCGTATTAGAATAAGCAGCAAAATGACCTACATATGTATTTGTATTTGGTGTTGTTGTATTTGCACCAGCACATGTACCTACCGCTACAGTATTATTACTTTGAAAATTATATAATGCTCCGTTACCAATAGCTACTGTTCTACAAACACCAGCTGATATACAACGCATAGCATTCATACCTACAGCTGTGTTACAATTACCAGTAACAGTTGCATTACCTCGCATAGCTAAAGAACCCATTGCAGTATTTTGACAACCGGTAACACAATATGCTGCACCGTAACCCATAGCAGTATTGTTACTTGTTGTTGTAAAGTTTAAAGCTTGTGATCCAACTACAGTATTATTACTACCATTAACGTTACAATTTAAAGCTAAATAACCTAATCCAGTATTATTACTTCCACAGCAGTTTAGTGTCATTGCTTTACCTAATGCGGTATTTTGACATCCTTCTGTGTTGTAAAACATTGCTTCAGTACCAACAGCAGTATTGTTATTAGCTGTAGTATTGCAGCGTAATGCAGTAAAACCTATTGCTAAGTTACATGCACCGGTAGTATTAGATCTTAATGCGCTGGAGCCTATAGCTACAATACGTGAACATTGGTTGCTACATGCTGCAGCATAACCTACCATAACAACGTCATTAACACTTGCAGATATATTTCTACCAGCTTGAGCACCTAAAAATACGTTTTGATAACCATTAGAATTACAGCAACCTGTCATATGGCCCATGTATATATTTGAGTAACCAGTAGTATTTCCGAACCCAGAATGATCACCAACTGCTGTATTAAAACCGGTAGAAGTAGTATCTTTACATAAAGCAAATGAACCAATTGCAACTTTACAACTTCCTGTCGTATTAGATGCTAGAGCACAAAAGCCCATTGCAACGTTACATGAACCAGATGTGTTATTACGCATTGCATTTTTACCAACTATAGTATTTGCGGATCCTGTAGTAAGGTATCCAGCTAAATTACCAACTATAGTATTTTGTCCACCTGCAACATTACAGTGCATAGCTGCATAACCAATTGCAGTATTATCATTACCGCATTTATTATTGTGACCAGCTGTAGTTCCAAAATATGCATTATTAATACCACTAAATGCACATTGACCAGCAAATGCACCTACTGCAGTATTATTAAAATGACACGACGGAGTTGCGCTTGAGCAACTTAATAAAGCGTTATAACCTATCGCTACACTGTTGCACGCGCATGTACCATATATTAAAGCATTATAACCTACTGCAACGCTGCCGCAAACAAGCAAACAACATGCTGCATTATCACCAATACCAACATTACGACATGCAGTTAATGATCTACCAAGAGTATTACTACCTATAGCAACGTTATTACAACCAGATACATTATTAAAGGCTGCATCTGTACCGACAACAGTATTACTTACACCGGTACATTGATTGTTAAGTGAACGTCTTCCAATAGCAATATTACCATTACCACTGCAATGACATATTAAAGCATTATTACCTATAGCTATGTTGCAAGTTCCAACTTCATTACTAAACATGGCTTGTCTACCTATAGCTATATTACAACTACCCGTTGTATTTTTATTTAAAGTGTTTTCACCTAACGCTGTATTAGTAGCACCGGTTGTATTACATCTTAATGAAGCATAACCAACAGCGGTATTACTTTGTGCTGTATTATGAAACAGTGCACAATTACCAATTGCAACATTATAATTATGCCCATCACAACCTAAGGAATTATTACGTAGAGCGCACATACCCACTGCTACGTTTTCACAGCCAGTAGTATTAGTACACATTGCATCTCTACCTATAGCAATGTTATTAGCTGCTGTGGTATTACTACACATAGCTCTAAAGCCCATTGCTATGTTATTACCACCAGTAGTATTAGCGCAAAGTGCACAAGTTCCTACAGCTACATTACATCCACCGAATGAATTATTAGCCAATGCAAAAGAACCTACTGCAGTGTTGTGGGCAGCTGAACTTTCATTATTAAGATATAAAGCCTGATAACCTAATGAAGTATTGCCTCCACCTGTAGTGGTGTAGTTCTGAGAAGCATAACCTACAGCGGTATTATAAAGACCTGTTGTATTGCACATTAAACCGTAAGCTCCAACAGCAGTATTACCTGCGCATTGGTTTTTCATTAAAGCATAAAAACCTATACCTACACTATTGTTAGTAGTACAATTACACAAACCAGCTGCATAACCCATGTAAACATTATCAGCACCGGTGGTATTACAACATCCAGCATATGCACCAACAGATACATTTCTAATTCCTGTAGTATTACATCTTAATGCTTCGTTACCAACAGCTACAGCATTGCAACCAGTAGTATTTTTACAGAATGTAAGACGCCCTATTGCAATATTACGCTCACCACATGTATTAGAATATAATGCACAAGCACCTACAGCTACGTTACAACCACAAATAGTATTTCTTAAAGCTTGATTACCGACAGCAGTATTATCACCACCAGTTAAATTTGCACATAAAGCAGCAAAACCAATTGCAGTACTTCCTTCCGCTGATGTACCTTTTCTTCCAGCTGAATCACCTACAGTTACATTATAATTACCGGAAGTATTAGCACATTGAGATTCGTATCCTACTGCAACGTTGCTAGAGTTAGTTGTTAAAGCTTGTAAAGAAAATCCTCCTATAGCTATATTTTTACTTCCTGTAGTAATAGAATCACCTGCACCATAACCTAAACCAACATTATAACAACCGGTTGTATTATTAAAGAGAGCAGCTCTACCCAAAGCTACATTACGTATTCCTGTTGTATTTTTACACATAGCTGCTTCACCTATAGCTACGTTTTGACAACCAGATGTATTTAAACGTAAAGCAAGTCTACCCATAGCTACATTACAGTGTCCGGAAGTATTAGAGCATAATGCGGTTGTTCCTACAGCTACATTATAACTACCAGTTGTATTATTTTTTAAAGTCTCAATACCTGTAGCAGTATTTTGAGTACCGGTAGTATTGCTAAATAAAGCAGCATATCCTAGAGCTGCATTAAATGTACCATTAGTGTTACAGTACATTGAATTTATACCTATTGCAGTATTATAACAACCTGCTTGATTGAAGCGTAATGTACTATAACCTAATGAAGTATTATTTGAACCTTTGTTACATAGACCAGCTAGGGCTCCAATAAAGGTATTAAGACCACCAGTAAGGTTACTATAATTACTACACATTCCAATAGCTACACTATATTCACCGGTAGTATTATTATGCATTGCTTGTTGACCAACACCTACATTATAACTTGCTGTGGTGTTAGAAAGCATAGTTCTTGTACCTATAGCCGTATTAAAACAACCAGTTGTATTACTAAATAAAGCACCAGAACCAATTGCAACGTTACAATGACCCTGTGTATTATTTAATAATGCATTTCTACCCATTGCTGTACTACAAATACCACAAGTATTACATTGCATTGCACCATTACCAGCTGCAGTATTAAAACAACCTGTAGTATTGGCAAATAATGCATTACCACCAACAGCAGTATTACATGTAGCAGTAGTATTATTACTCAATGCTCCTTCTCCAACTGCTGTATTTAAACTACCAGTTGTATTGTCTAGCATGGCTTGTCTACCTATAGCAGTGTTAGCACCACCAGTCGTATTAGCTCCTAATGAACCTTGACCCACTGCAGTATTATTATTACCAGTGGTGTTATTTTCCAAGGAGCCGTATCCAACAGCAACGTTTTGAAAACCAGTTGTGTTATCATACATCGCAACATAACCTATAGCAACGTTAAAGCTTGCACATTCACTACTTCGTAGAGCTGTATGACCAAGAGCAACATTTCTACACCCCTCTGTGTTACATTTCATTGCTTCAGCTCCTATAGCAACGTTATTTGCTCCTGTAGTAGTTTTAAGTGAAGTACAATTACCAATTGCTATATTACCATTTGCTGAAGTATTATCTCGTAAAGAAAAAGTACCAAAAGCCGTATTATTACTCCCTGTATTATTTACTAAAGAGCAAAAACCTACAGCAGTATTATTAATACCAGATGTATTATTTGATAAAGCTCCAAAACCTACTGCTGTAGTCTTATCTGCTGTATTTTTTAAACCAGCATTCATACCAACAAAGGTCGTTACTTCAGCTGTTGTACCACATCTACCGGCTGCATATCCTATAGCAGTATTACACTGACCTGTAGTTCTACAGCACATACTAACAGTACCAACTGCAGTATTATAATTACCACCTGTGGCTGTCAGTTGACTACAATAACCTACTGCAGTGTTCCAGTTACCACCTGCATTATTACAAAAACTTCGGGCTCCAACAGCAACATTTCCTCCCCCGGAACTTGTTCTTCCCGCAGCAAAATAACCTAAACCAGTATTATCACTTCCAGTTACTTGTGTATTAAATCCCATTAATGCTGATGCACCTACAGCTGTATTTAAACAACCGGTAGTAATACATGCACCTGCATTCCTACCTACACCGACGTTATTGCATGAAAACACATTATACAGAGCGCACATACCTAAAGCGGCATTCCCTCCACCATTTGTATTACAATACACAGCACATCTACCTACAGCAGTATTAAAACTACCTGCTCTATTACAACGCAATACATCTCTACCTACACCGGTATTATCTGGAGCATTAGTTTTGAATAAAGCATGATCACCTATACCAACGTTACTAGCTGCAGTAACACTAGTAGATAAAGTATTATAACCTATAGCGACATTGCTAGCACCACACGTATTATTACATAAAGTTCTAGAACCAAGAGCAGTATTGCACGCCGCTGTATTATGATATAATGATGCGTAACCTATTGCTGTATTTTCATTAGAATTAGTATTACAAATTAATGCGTAAGTACCTAAGGCAGTATTTTGATCACCTCCAACTGTTTTAAACATAGCGAGATTACCAACACCTGTATTATTGCAACCGGTAGTATTACATTTACCAGCTTCATTACCAATGTAAACTATTCTACAACCGTAAGTATTAGAGTGACCGGCACAATATCCTAAAACTGTATTATCAGTACCATGTATATTACATTTAAGTCCCGAATATCCAACAGCTGTATTATGACTAGCTTTTGATACTAATAAAGTATATGTACCAACTGCTGTGTTTTGAGCTCCGGTTACTGATGCTTTTAGAGACGATGCACCTATAGCTACGTTTTCTAAACCGTTGGTATTAAAGTACATTGTACAAGTACCAATTGATGTATTATTATTACAGTCACCACCACAATGTTGTGAACCATAACCTATTGCAACATTATTACAACCAGTACACCCAAATCTTCTTGCTGTACTACCTAATACAGTATTAAGGGAACCCGTTACATTACAACATCCAGCAGTAAAACCTATAAAAGTGTTATGGTTAGCAGTAGTGGTATTCTGACCTGCAGCAAAACCTACATTAGTAGCATATTCACCGGTAGTCATACATCTAGATGAATTTACTCCGACTGCTACATGGTAACCTTCTTTTCCATCAAAACCACATAATGCTGTATATCCTATAGCAGTATTAGCTAACCCGTTTAAGCAAGATCCGGCGAAATAACCTATACCGGTATTTTGACTTCCGGTAATATTATTCATTAGTGAACCATGACCAGCTGCTGTATTGTACTGTCCCCCTGTACCACAACTACCTACATTACCGGTATTCTTTAATGAATTGTAACCAAGCGCTGTATTACTGTTACCTGAAACGTTATGATATAATGCTGACCAACCAATAGCTGTACCGTAGCAGCCAGTCTTATTTCGAAGCATAGAGCTCTGACCTACAGACGTATTTTCTTTACCAGTAGTATTACAAAACATTGCAGTATTACCAACAGCTGTATTACAACTAGCTGATGTATTAGATCTTAGAGTTTCAGTACCTACAGCGACGTTTCTATGACCGGTTGTGTTATTTACCATTGCATTTAAACCGCCTATAGCTGTATTATTATCACCAGTAGTATTGTTCAGCATTGCCTGCGCGCCTACTGCGGTATTATAAATACCGCCGTTACTAGAACATAAAGCTCTAAATCCTAACCCCGTATTATAGCAACCAGTTACTTCATTTGCTAAAGCTTGTCTTCCTACTGCAGTATTAAAACAGCCAGTAGTATTTGAAAATAAAGCGCTACCACCTACCGCGGTATTACACTCACCTGTAGTTAAACATCTAACTGCTTGATCTCCTATCCCAACGTTGCTAGCAGCACTGGTCATTCCCACACCTGCAAATCTACCCATTATAACATTAAAACATCCAGTAACCGTCCCTAACATAGCACAAAGACCGATTCCAATATTTAGACCGGCTGTAGTAGCGCATCTCATTGTACATTTACCAATAGCTATATTACCTGAACCCGTATTAAGATTCAATGCTCCTTGACCAATTGCTACATTTTGACAACCGGTTGTATTAAGTTGCAGAGAGTTATTACCTATAGCAACGTTATAACATCCAGTTGTAGTACATCTACCAGCAAAAGCACCTATTGTAGTATTGTTTAATCCACTAGTTAAATCTTCCCCAGCTGAAGTACCGATTCGTGTGTTATTATTATGATCACTACAATAACCAAAAGCAGAACTAATTGAATTACCTACTGTTAATCTACAGCTTGAGTCGATACCATATATAAAATCTGTATTTGTAGCAGATAATCCAAATCCTGAACCATCACCAAAAAAGGAAGGACCTTTAATAAATTGATATAAATAACCATCTCTAATAGCAGAACTACAATTTAACCCACCGGTAGTTCCAGCATTACCTGAATAAAACTCAAACAATGGGCGTGAAAAACCTCCTTGCGCATAAACTCTATAACCAGAACTATCACAACATCCATAAGCTGCTTGATAACCTTTAAATGTACCGTATTTATTAATATTAGCGGCAGTTCCATCAGTTAATATTGGACCCATGGTATTAATATAAACATTATCACAGCATATTTGAGATAGGTTTACTCCGGATCTTTGTTGTAAAGCAGAATTAATTATAGCATGTCCGGATCCAACATCTAAAGCACGTTCTGCTGTAGATGATTTTCTAATACCAACAGTACTATTAGAAAAATGAAACCTCACTAAATCAGATTGTGCAGATGATCCAGCTGAATCACAAAATCCTGCAATTCTTAGACAACCAGTATAAGCTGCACCAATTACTGGAGAATTATCTATGCCTCTTGCAATAAAGCCCCAGTTAACTCCATTATATAGTCTCAATCTACCTTCTGAACAACTCGAGTCAAGTATTGCATGGGTATCTGTTGAATTTCTATCTTCAACAGCTATAGTACATTTCACGTTTAACATGTGACTAGTCTGAGCAGTACCAATTCCAACACAGTTGCTTTGAGCTGTACCTCCTGAATTAACACCAATTAATACACAATGACCTGCTCCACATGTATTATAAATTCTTAAATCACAACCGGCATGATTAAAACACCAATCATGTCCAGGAAAATCCGCTCTTCCTAATATTAAGGAGCTCTCACTTCCGTTACTTGCAATTAAACCAGACTGCCCACCACTTACATGTAATTTATAGGAAGGGCTAAATGTACCGAGACCTAATCTACCATCATTATCGATAACTACATCATCTCCTTCAGCATCTACAAAATGTGCAACCGGTTGCGCGCCTTCTTGACGTACAAATAAAGCAGGACCCGTACCAGCGTTCACTACAGATAAAGCTGATGTCGTAGAAATAGTAGTATTAATATATGTTAAATCTCCGTGAACGCTCAAGTTACCCATTATAGATGTATCTTGAGAAATATAAGCTTCACCATCTACATGAAGTGCAGACAGTGGAGTTGTAGTACCTATACCAACACGACCATCTGAATCAATTATTAATTTTGGAGTACTTAAATTATCATTATTGCGATCGATAGCAAAATATGTCTGACTAGCAGGGATACCTAAACGCCAGGCAGCTGCTCCCGGTCTTTCAAATTTTTGATTTATTACTCCACTATTAGATAAATGTAAATAGGCATCAATATCATCTTCATTAATACCAACACAACCAGCAGAATCTATTCTTACCCGCTCTGTAGCTCCAGTGGAGAAAGCTAATTCATTAGTAGTAGCTCTATACATTCCAGAGTCACTATCTGAATTAAACGAATAAGATGGCGCGCCAGCAGTACCATTACCAAAACGACCTTGGCATGAAGCGCATATTGATCCAGCTACACTTACTTGATATGTTGGATTTGATATACCTATACCCAGACATCCACCACTATTTAACCTCATTTTTTCATCACTAGTACCGGCGTACCATGTAAAGCAACCACCTGGTGTAATGTTGAATCCCATGGAGTTTAAATTTTGTTGGCCTATACCAACATCATTCATTATACCTCCCTGATCTTTGAACTTTATTCTATAAAAATTCTCACCAGAAGGTGTATCATAAGTAGTTTTCCCAAAATGTAATGGTGCTGAAGCAGCGCTACAAGTACCTATACCTAAATTTCCACTTCCATCTATCCTAATTGTCTCACTGTTTGCATTATTTTTAAAAATTATACCATCAGATCCGGCTGCATGAAGCTCTAATTTACTACTATCACCAAAAAGAACTAATTTATTACTCCCGTTATTAACTCTTAACGAGCTAGTCATTCTTATTGTACCTGCTACATCGAGCGAGGTGCTAGGTTTATTTGTACCAATACCTACACTACAAGCAAAGTAATTACAGTCACCCCCACCACTTAAGCCGCCGGCAGCGCTTATACCTCCAGTTGATGTTATTCTTAATTCTTTTGCCATTTATAATATTTAATCTAATGTCTACATCTTACGAATCATCGCTTTCACTAAATGAGAGTCACCGCAACCTGCTTCCATAGCTTGTGCTATCACTGCTCCATGTAGGATACAAGTAGCTCTCATACCATGTCCAGGTTTATTCGACGTAGTTATATAATCTCCTATTCTTATGTCTCCAGTAACTAAAACAGGCTCAGCTCCTAAAACTATAGGCTGACAAACACCATTTTGTGTTACTCCAAATACTTTTCTATCATTTTTAACGGTAGACTTAATTAAATCACCACTTTCACCTATGCTCACTATAGTACCGGTAGGGTATCCAGCTAAACTCGGATTAGCTGCTTTTTCCTCAAAATAACCACCTGCTATAACACAGGAAAAATAACCATTTCCACACGCACAAACATGGCCTGTTACACAAACACCAACATTAGTCGTCTCTAGCTTTTTAGAATTATTATAGTAAAGATTAACTGCACCAGCACCAGCTGCAGTAATCATATCTTGACCATCTTTATCTTCTATCTGTACAGTGTTACCTGATCCGGGTCTTATATATAAACTACCATTTCCTCCTTCAGCTGTTACAAAATTGTGGGTACCATTATGAAATATACATAAATCAGAACCATCACCAAATGTAGCGCAAATGTTATCGTCCCATTTAGTCTGTCTTTTCATCCTAATAGCACTTTGGCTACCATCTATTATAATAAAATTAGACGCAGCACCATTACCATCAGTATCAGCTTGAATAAGGATATCTCTATTTGCTCCCATCTGTCTGATGTATAAATCACCTAGAGGAGCAGCAGTTTGATCTACATAACTATGACATCCAGCATGGTATATTTGTAAGTCGCTACCATTACCAAATGCTAATTTACAGTTATCAGCAAACATCATTGTTGATGTAGGATTAGTAGAACCAATACCTATAGCATGACCACCACCAGATATAAACATTCTAGTAGTATCGCATGTTTTTATGTTTATTGCTCCACCTAATTCTGAACCAAAATGAATAGAATTACTTGTACCAGAAGTTTCAATTACTTGACATCCTCCTGGACCAGTACCATATATACGCCATGGTCTAGCGTTAGCACAATCAACTACACATAAACCTCCAGTATGAGTTGTACTATTATTTGTTATTTTTACTGCACCTTTAACATGAAGCTTAGTACCAGGAGCAGCACAACCTATACCTACATTACCAGTGCTCCAGTTTGCTACAAAATGCGTATCACCAGCTGAATTTTTTAATCTAAAATATGTATTATCGTAACCTATATCATACCCCAGGGTACCATCAGTTATTCTAATTTGATCATCTGATCTCTGTACTGTTAGTTTAGCATTTGGATGCGGGATATTTGTACCTATACCTACATTACCTGCAAAATAATTATTACAGCTTGAATTCTCTGCGCTCAATGAGCTAAATATACCGCTGCAGTTTGTACTTAAGCTACAGTTAAATGTAACATTACCATTTAAATAAGTCGTTGTAGTACAGCTATTACCAATATTAACAGTATTGCTTCCACAGCTGCATGCATCGTATCCAATAACTATTGAATTTATTTCTCCTTGAGTACCTTTTACAGAATCACCAATATAGATTCCTGACATAGCACAAGTTAAGGCAGTACTACCATCATTTTGACATCTAGCAGCATTATAACCTATAGCAACATTACTAGAGCATACATTACATCTACCAGCAGCAAATCCTAGATATGTATTTTGTTGTCCTGAGGCTGTTTTTTGACCAGCATAAGGTCCTAATAAAGTATTTTGGGATCCAGTAGTAATTTCTAAACCTGCCTGATATCCTACTGCAGTATTCCAAACTGCTGTAGTATTATTTGATAGAGCGCATAAACCAGCAGCAGTATTATAACATCCAGTTGTGTTGCTATATAAAGATTTAAAACCTACTGCAGTGTTATCTGCTCCTCCGTTAGTTGTATATAAGCTTCCCTGTCCTACAGCAACATTCTTATCATCACTAACGCCACTAAACAGAGCACCACATCCAACTGCAACGTTACTACTTCCATCGCAATTGCTATAACCTGCGCAGGCGCCTACATATGTATTACACATAAGATTGCCGTTGAATACTCCATTTCCAGCTAGATAACCAATAGCAGTATTATAACAACCCTCTCTATTACCTGCTAATGTATTGAATCCAAAACTAGTATTATAACGGCCAGTTGTAAGATTCTTTTGTGACTGGATACCATAACCGATATTATTGCATGCTGTAGTTGCTGTGCACATACTACATGCACCCATGGTCATATTACCTGCACCTGTTGTCAAACTCTTAAGAGCAAAAGTACCTATAGCTATTGTAGCGGCAGAACCCGGACCAGTAAATAAAGCGCAATGACCTATAGCTATCGTACCGTTAACACAAGCAACTCCATGGCCCGTACATTCACCTATCGCTATGTTACAGCAACCTGTTTCTACACAAGCAAGAGTACACAATCCAATTCCTACATTATTTCCACCAGTAGTGTTACATAATAAAGCACTTTTTCCTACTGCAGTATTAAAACAACCAGTAGTGTTATAAAACATAGAAGATGTACCTACTGTAGTGTTTTGAGCACCACCGTTAGTTGTGTATAAACTTCCTTGACCTATAGCAACATTTTTATCACCGGTGGTATTTAAAAGAAATGCTTCACTACCCATTATAGTATTGCAAGCACCTGTAGTGTTACTTAATCCAGCTTTCATTCCTACTGCAGTATTTCTTGTTGAGTTACTATTATTATGTAAAGCACAAAATCCTAATGCAGTATTACAACCACCAGTATTAGCTTTTAATACTGCAAAACCTATAGCAGTGTTTTGGGTAGCAGTTGTATTAGCACATAATGCTGAATGCCCAACAGCTACGTTACTATTAGCAGTAGTATTATTACGCAAGGCAAATTTACCAATAGCCACATTATTACTAGCGGTCTCATTTGCGCATAATGACATCATACCTATAGCAACATTATTACCACCGGTAGTGTTAGTATTTAAAGCATATCCTCCTAGCGCTGTATTGCAGTTACCAGTTGTGGTATTTCTATTTGCGTAAAATCCTACTGCAGTATTATAATCTGCATCAGTAACATCTTGGTTAGCATTATAACCAATCCCGGTATTATAATTACCAGTTGTGTTAGAACATCCTGCATTGTATCCTAAGTTAGCATTAAAGCTTCCAGTAGTATTACAAACAAAACTATTAGCACCTACAGATGTATTCTGTGTACCCTCTGTATTATCACGACCAGAATTTCTGCCTATAGCAGTATTTTGCGCGCCTGTAGTATTACACCTTAATGCCTGAGAACCTATAGCTGTATTATTATTAGAAGTTAGATTAGCAAACAGAGCGCATGTTCCTATACCAATGTTACAGCACCCTTCAGTAATGCTTACCAAAGCATTTGTACCTAAAAATGTATTATTATTTACATCGCTACAATAACCTTTAGAGCTAATACTACCATTAACAGTGATTCCTGCACTCGTTGTCTCAAATTTTTGTACGTTATTGTGGTAAAGTAATACTGCTCCATTTTCTTGAAACTTACCATAATCTTCTGTTCCTCCACAGTTTCTAAGTATAACATTATCACTCTCAAGTACTAAGAATGACGCATCGCTTCGAATCTTATCTACTGTACTACCAGTTGTAATATTTAAACCATTGCTACCAATAGATATACCATTACTTATTGATGAAATAGGACTATCTCCTAATGTATTAGAATCTGCCCAAACTGGTAATTTACCAGCGGTACCTGAACCATCTACCCCGCCTGTTGAAGTGGTTGAAAATATATCAGCTAAATCTCTACCAGCTGACATAAACCCATTTGTAGTAGCAGCAGTACAAATACTACCACTAGCACTTATGTTACCATAAACAGAGAGTTTTTCGGCAGGATTAGTTGTTCCTATACCCACACAGCCTGATGAATCAATACGAACTGCTTCTGTTTGATTAGTACTAAATCTAAAACTATCATCAGTATGAAAATATTGAATCTTACCTTCAACGTTTGCATTTTCATCACCAAAGAGTATTTGACCTGCTGCATTACTACAGGCTAAAATAGACATGCCTGTAAATCCACAATTTTGAAGAACCAATTCATCTGCACCAGCATTAACTGATCCTATAACTGAAGAGCTTTGTACTTCTAATTTACCTAAAGGTGAAGTAGTACCTATACCAACGTTACCAGTAGAGTTAACTAGTCGCATGCGCTCAGACGACTGAGTAAAGAATCTTAAATTACAACTATCAGTTGAAACTTGACCTGACGTATTACCAGACTCTCTAAATCTAAGACGAGGAGTATCTGTTGAATCAATATCATCAATTACAACTTCCGCATCTGTTCCTCTAACTACTAAAGTTTTATCAGGGGTAGATGTACCAATACCTACTCTTGGTGTACCAGCTGAATTAGCTGATAAAGTCATCGCAACTGCATTAGATGTTCCTATTCTAACACACCCTTGACACCCACTAGTAATACACACCTCAGCAGTATTTCCTACAAATTGTGAATCAACTTTTGTTGCTACAACACAGCTTATACCTCTAACAATCTTACCACACATAGTACCACATTGTGTGGTAATATTACCACTTCCGGTAATATTACCCGTTACTGTAAGAGCTTCTGTTGGATCAGAAACATTATTACCTATACCAACTCTTGCTCCATCATTGGTAGAACCATGTACAGTTAAACCTTTACAAATATTTCCTCCTGTCGACTTTACAAAAAAGTCCATATCAGTTCTAAATGAACTAGCATTGGTACAAACATCTATTTTACCTACATCACTTTCAACAGATGAAAAGTCAGTTTTAAAATTTATCCTATTTACAAGAGCGCTTGAGCCTGGATCACTACCATCTCTATGAATAATTACTGTACTAACATCACCATTACATGTTACATGTAAAGGAGCAGATGGTGTAGATGTACCTATTCCTACATTTCCATCACCTCTTACCTCAAAAAGATGAGTGCCTGCTAAGCTACTTACTTCTAGCGCAACATCTGAAGCATTCGAACCGCCATCTATCTTTAATCCATAGTTAGCACCTGCGGTAGCTTCTGTATTTCCTATCCTAGCAACATAATCACCATCAGCTTCCGCTTTTACATGAAACTTATGCGACGGGTTAGTTGTACCAATTCCAACGTTACCAGCAAAATAATTATCGCAACTTGCATTAATCGAGCTCAATGCACAAGAGCAAAAATTTCCTTGTACAGTTGCTGTAGTACTCGTAGCACTTAAAATTGAATTACCGATGGTATCACTATCAGTCCAAATAGGAATTTTACAAGCAGTTCCTGACCCATCTATACCACCGGGTTCAACTTGAAAGATATCTGCTAAGTCACGACCAGCAGAAACAAACCCTCTAGATGTATCTGTAACTGATACGCTTGTACCGCTCAATGACCCGCTAGCACTTATGTTACCATATACGGAGAGTTTTTCAGCAGGATTTGTAGTTCCTATACCAACATTACCAGCTAATGTTTGTGCAAACGCATCTGGGTCGACTGTTGATCCAATATATAAAGTACTATCAGAATCTTTCCATATTCTATGAGAATTAGCATGACTGCTTGTTATTGCAATACCATCATTAAATGTGTTTCCTTTTTGTCTTATAACTATAGTACCACCAGAGCTATCAACGCCTGTTCCTCCGTCGATTTCTAAACAGGTACTTGGAGAGGTAGTATTTATACCAACTCTACCTTCAAAGTAGTTAGGATCTGAACCTATAGCACTAAGACTACCACTAGCGCTTATGTTACCTGCAACTGTTAATTTTTCAGCTGGTGATGTTGTACCTATACCAACATTACCACCCTTACAAACATAGAACATGTTGTCGCCAGCCCCCACACTACCACCGGTGTCTATCCTATAATCCCCACCTGTAGTAGCTCCTGTTGAAACGCAATCACTACCATGCTGAAAGCGAATTTGTCCCATGTTACTTGACCCACCAATTGTTACTAATTGAGTACCGCTTCTATGAAACTGAGCCAAAGTACCGCCAGAAGAATTAACATGCAGAGGCGCTTCCGGCACTTTGGTTCCTATACCAACATTACCAGCAAAATAATTACAACAGTTTGAATCTTCACCGCTTAAAGATTTAAATATTCCAGTACCATTAGAACTAAGATTACCCGCAATGGTATGACCATCAGAAGTAACTGTACCTGTTACGTTAATTCCGTCAGTAGTAGTCTCTAATTTTTTATTACCGCTATGGTATAACTCTACAGCACCGCCATTAATGAATTGAGCCATATTGGTAGAGTCATCATTGTCTCTAATAACAACATCGTCTTCGGCTAAAATTTTAATATCGTCTCCACCATTCTCTATAATTAAATCACCTGTATCATTTTCAATGCGAGTGTTTGTCCCATCGTGATAAATATCTAAATCATTACTGTCACCTAATCTAATTCTACCATCATTTAACAGACATATGCTACCGCTACTGCTAATGTTACCTTGTACAGTTAGTTTATCACCGGGTGTTGCTGTACCTATACCAACATTACCAGCATTTTCTATGGTCATTCTTTCTCCACCATTATTAAAGAATGTAGTATCACCAGAACTATTATTACAAATATAATTACCAGCAGAAGTTGACTCACCAAAAACAAATAATTTATTACCTGAATATACATTATTTTTAGCAAATATATTACTACTAGCGCTAGCGTTACCTACAATTGTAAGCTTCTCATCTGGATTAAATGTACCTATTCCGAGCTTACCATCATCAGCAAAAACTATGTCATCACCGTCTTTATCTATAAAATGAGCAATAGGCTCTGCTCCATCCTGACGAACAAATAATGCTGGTCCAGTACCAGTGTTAACTACCGATAAAGCTGATGTTACTGTAACATTGGTATCAATATAATGCATGTCACCATGCACACTTAAATTGCCTAATATTGTACTATCACCGTCAATATTTAGATTACATTTAGCACTTAGATTACCATTTACTGTAATAGTAGTACCAAGTTCACTTATAAGGCTATCACCTATACAAGAAGAAGTAGTAAATTTAGGAATTTTATTTATAGTTCCTGCTCCTCCTACACCACCTGCGCAGCCACCTGCGCCAAATATATCAAAAAGATCTATACCGCCTGAAATAAATGATGTAGCAGCGTTTATAGTGCTAGCGCTTAAATTACCACCGGCGCTAATATTACCTGTGACAGTTAAGTTACCTTCTATATTGTTAATATTACTAACACCGGTATTTTCAACAAATTCAACTCCACCTTTTCCGTCTGCTGCTAATATTAATCCCGCAGATATATTTGTTGTTTTTAAATCAACACTCTCTACTATAACTTGATCGCTACTTAAAGGGTCCCCTTTCCAAGTACCTAAATAATTACCGGATGAAATAGATTTACCAAAAATAGTATTATTAGCACTAATACTACCATTTACGGTTAAACGCTCATTAGGAGTAGCTCCTAGACCTACGCTCCCAAGGAATACGTTAGTTTGACCGTCAAATGTTCTTATAAGCCCCATTTAACATATTTAATGGGGTAGATAAGTATTAACTAGGTCTACTACTGTTTAGGAGTTTTTATATGAGGTACATCAACTTGACTTAGAGTATGATGCAAAAGCTTTTCATGAGAGACTCGCTCAGGGTTAATATCTATACCTCCACGTCTAGCATATAAGCAGCGTACTGCTAACTCATCAGGGCCAATCGTATCCATTAGTCTTTTATAGATAGCTTCACAAATCTCTTCATGAAAATGACATTCATCTCTAAAAGAAACAATATACTGTAACAAAGAAATAGGATCAACAGTATTTTTACCTTTCATATAGACATAAACATCGCCCCAGTCGGGCTGCGAAGTTACCCTACAATTAGATTTTAGCAAGGCGCTATGATAATACACTTCTTCAGAAGGAGCATCTTCTATATCTTTTAGTAAATCAGGATTTTCAGCATATACAGTAAACTCTGTATCTTCAATAGGATATTCATCTTCAAGAGTTATATAGCTAGGAGTACATTCTTCTCCATGCATCCATTCTTTTTTAGCAGTAAAAAGATTAGTATCGGATAAAACATATGCATTAGTATGCACTTTTACTTGAACTTTAGTTTCAAGTAATTTACTTAAGTCTTGAGAAGCAATATCACTAATATTTTTAAGAACTTCTTCAGTAGTTTCCCCTAAGCGAGTCATATTAAATGAATTAAAATACAACTTAATAGATTTAGATTCAACTATATATTTACTACTACAAGGGTAAACAATTTTTGCTACACCTACAACAGGTAATCCATTTACTGTTAAAGCCGAAATCTCATAAGCATTCCAGGTATCATTACCAAGAAAAGGTAAATTATTATCGTCAATATTTAAATGTGTTCTATTAGACTGACGAGGTTCTCTGACTAGCAGTTCAGGATCATACTTAGATTTATATTTTGAAGTTTGACCTAAATGCTTACTAATATTACTGTTATCTAATTTTACCATACTAAATTTTAATATCTATGCTATAGTTAGCAAGGGTTCTTTTTATAGTTTCTAATCTTTCTTCAACAGAACCTTCTAGTTTAACTAACTTATAATCACCTTTATTATTTGAATTAAGATATAAATCAAAAAGAGAAATAATATTACTTCTAAAAGCAGTATCAACACTTCTCTCACCATCATCAACTAACTCTACATCTTTATCAGAAGTATAAAAAATAATATCATATTTGTTTTTAAGTCTCTTATAAATTAAATCACAAGCATCAAACGTATCCCTACTTATCTTTTGATTTTGTAACAAATAATGAGAATAAACAATACCATCAATTGCACATCTATCATATATCTGATGCACTCCTCTTACTAACCTATCAGTTCTATTACGATAAAGATTACGAATATGCTCAGTCATTATAAGCATTTGAGTTAAATCATCACCATCTTCATTAATAGGAACTTCATACTCTCTCATAATAAGTCTTGTTACCTCCGGAACAAATTCAAAGGGATAGCTACCATTTTTTTCTACCAGTTTTTTTAGTAGAGTAGTCTTACCAGTACTCTGAGCTCCAGTAAACGAAATTATCATACCTTATTATATAGACGTTCCTTTAGGAAACTACTCCAAGCTGTTAAAGAAGTTGACCTTAATGCTGCATACATTTCATCTAAAGTTAAAATATTAGCTGTTGATATCTCAGAATATGTATTAATCTCTCCTGCATCTACTTCTTCAACTACTCTATGTACCACACTACCAGCTATATCATAATCATGAATATTATCCCAAGCTCTTTCTTGAGGATCTTTACCTTTAAGTTCAGGGTATTTATTTATTAATCCCGGATGACCATTATATATGTTATACCGTTTGCATTTATCGGGTGGTACAATTCTTAACCAACCATTTAAAGTAATTAAAGTATCTTCAGGCTCTTCGACGATTTCATCTAGAATATCTAAACTTTTCGCTTCTTTACCAAAAGTAGTAAGCCATCTATATTCTACACCTTTAAGAATATTAAAAATATTACTTGGATGATTATTAGATATAATAAGATCAGGCTTTCTATCTATTTGATTTGATATATCGATAATCTCTTGACCAGTTTGAGAGAATAATGTTATCCATTTAGTATATTTTTTCATATTATCTATTTTTAAATATCCATTTATCTACCCAAAAGAATATATTAGCCCCTACAAACTGAAAAGCAATAACGCTAGTAGCTATACTCCAATTTAAATAATCTTGAAAAAACCAAAGACAGGGGTAGCAAATTATAAAACCTAACTGCCATCTTACATTGTACTTAAGATATTTTTTAAACATCTATAGATATTCTAATGCCAAAAAATTAATTAGCAAGTGGATAGTATTATCACATGCTACTAATAGCCACAAAGAAAGCCATTGAGGCATATCTTTATGATAACCTGTTTCCTGACAATCTTTCCACTTATTTCTAAACTTTTTAGGTTGTAATACTATATTACGCACATAAACCACATATCTAGCTAATCTAAATCTATCAATGAAAAAGTGTGTAATACATATTACGGCAAAAGCAGTTAATGAAGGATCTAAAATAAGAAAGGGTAGTGAATAAGTAATCGCATGCGCTGCAGCGGCTTTACTACACTTAGTCTTATTAAGGGCCATCCAATCGCTCTGAAGAAGATAGTCACCAATTAGATGGAGTATTAACTGGAGCATTTATTTATTATTTTATATTAGAAGGTCTATTTTTCAAGGTGTATACTAAATAATTTTATGGAGGCGTTCCTTAATTTAGTTACTGATGTAGGTTTTCCGATAGCTGGCGCTATTGTTTGTGGTGGTTTTGTTTTTATTATTCTAAAATTTATACTCAGTGAAATAACTGGTGCTGTAAAAGGATTAGGAGGAATGATTAAATCTTTAGAAAATAGAGTTCAAACTATGAATAATGATATAGTAAAAATCGATACTTTAGTTTCTTATGCTTTTAATAAACAACCAAACTTAGATAGGTTAGCTGCTAATGAAGGTAAAGAAGATGCTAGAAAAGACTAATGAATGAAGAAGTAGTAAAAGCAATAAATGAGTTTGGATTTCCGATAATAGCAGCTTTCGGATTAGGTTACTTTGTTTACTATACATGGAATTGGGTAGTAAAAGAAATTAAACCCGTGTTAGATGAATCAACAGGTACATTAATAGGATTGATAGATAGGATAAGAATGCTTGATAATGATATGATTCGACTTAATACCAAAATTCAAATGATCCTTCAAGAACAGGAAAGATTAAAAGAATTAGAAAAAAAGGAAAATAGAAGAAAATTAACTAATTTGGATAACAAGCTCTAGCCATATATATTATTGTAGGTAAATAGTGTTATGAAGTATATTTGGTTAATATTACTTTTCTGTAGTAGCGTCTCTGCTAATGAACTAACTTTTAGATTCAAATCTCCATCTTTTACAGGTATTGGGTACAGTGCGCATAAAATAAATCTAGAGAATATTTCAGCTGGTAGACGTAAAGTTATTAGGGATGAAATAAAGTCTTTAGAGATTCAAGCTAATCTAGCTGCTCAAAGAACGCCTCTAAATGTATTCATGACTAACTTGCAGTCTAGAATATATTCTGAGCTCTCTAAGCAGGTTACTGAACAGCTATTTGCCGATACAGGTGCTGATTCTGGGTCATTCGATCTAGATGGTAATACTATATCATGGTATAGACTAGCTGATCAAATTAGTTTGTCCGTAGCAGATACAGATGGTGATCTTACCGAAATTTTAATTCCTATTGGATCACTTCTATTACCTGAGCCTACTAATGAAGAAACTACTACTGAATAGTGTTATAGTATTACCTCTTTTTTTAAGCAGTTGTACAACTTATAAAGAAACTGGTCCTAATCTACCTCCATATATAGCACCCACACCGTTATCAACTAAATTAAGTACCATTCCAGAATTAGATGGAGAACCTATATATGTAGGGGTGAATAGCTTTAAAGATATGACAGGAGCTAGAAAACAAGCTGATAACTATGCTAGTTTTTCAGCCGCTGTTACACAAGGTGGAGAAGCATGGTTAATTGAATCTCTTTTAGAATCAAATGGTTGGTTTAAAGTTTTAGAAAGAGGCCAACTTGATACAGTAATGAGAGAAAGAGCTCTTGTACAACAAACTAGAGAAGACTTTACAGAAGATAATGATACGGGTCTTAAACCTTTACTATTTGCAGGCTTGCTTATCCATGGAGGTATTATAGGATATGATACTAATACAGTTTCAGGGGGTATTGGAGCTGCATACCTAGGTATAGGTGCTCATGAACAACATAGAAAAGATGTTGTTACAATTTCATTAAGATTTGTTAGTACATTAACAAGTGAAATACTATTATCCTCTACAGTTTCTAAAACTATATACTCTACTTCAGTAGGTTCAGATGTTTTTAAATTCGTAAATGCAGCTTTAGATCCAGTAGAGTTTGAAGTAGGGTTCGCTAAAAATGAATTAGTTTCTGTTGCTACTAGAGCAGCTATAGATTTAGCTATAGTAGATTTAATAGAGCAAGGTGAAAAAAAAGATATGTGGAAGTTTAAGATTAAGCCTAAAGAAAAAACAGTAACTCCAATAAAAGAAACTAAGGATACAAAGGTTAATTCTCCTACTACAGTAAGACATAAGTCACGGCTAGGCTCAATAAAAAGATAGATTTTACATAAATACTTTTATGAAAATAAAATCTATTTTAATATCGCTAGCTTTATCAACTAGCTTGGTTTTCTCTTCTAATGAAATTTATTTAGATCAGATTGGTAGTGCAGGTATATTTAACATTTCACAAATAGGATCGAGTAACAAACTCGGTGAAGGTAATAATCGATCTCGAATTGAAGGTGAAGAAGTAGTTTTTAATGTAGCTACCATAGGTAATGAAAACTTAATTGATATAGATTCAATAGGTAATGAAGAAGAAGTAAATCTACAAATAGAAGGTGATGCTAATGAGTTTATTCTAGCTCTTGAGGGTGATCAAAATACTGTTAACGCTTTTGTGGCAGGAGATTCTAATGATGTACTTATAGCTGGTAATCAACAAGACACAGAAAAGGCTACTGTAAATAACGGTCTTATTAACTTAAATGTTGAAGGAGCTTCAAATGATATTGAACTATTACTATTTGATACTTCATATACATTTACTGATTACTATATTGGTGGTTCTTTAAATACAATAAGCTCTTATCAAGAAGGTCACGGTGGCCTTATTGGTCACGGGCAACTAGTTGATGTTTTCGGAAGTAGTAATAATTTATTAGTATCTCAAGTAGGTTCAGAAAGCCAATTTCTGGAACTTTCAATCCTAGGAAATGAAAATACTTATCAAATATTCCAAACAGACGGTACCTTTGATCCAACCTTTATGCCAGAACAAACTGATAATGGGGTTACACCAGTCAATACATACACAAATCCAGATGGTATACCGCAGGGTAATACTAATAATAATCCTTAATTTATTATCTATATCAGTATATGGTAAGGTAGGAAACGTCGTATCTCAAACTAAAGCCGCTCAAATAACTAGAAAGGGTGATAAGATTTTAACTGAAGTTAATACTCCAGTTGAAATGAGAGATATAATTGAAACGTTAAAAGGTAAAACAAATATCAAATTTGTAGACGATACTAAAGTTAGCGTTACAGAGTACTCAAAATTATTAATAGATGAGTTTGTATATAATCCTGAAAAGAAAACTGGTAAGTTATCTTTAAAAGCTGCTTTAGGTACGATAAGATATTCATCTGGTAAAATAGCTCAAAATTCAGGAAAAAATGTAAAGATAAAGTCACCTACTGCATCTGTTTCAGTAAGAGGTACTGACTTTACTATGAATGTACAGGAAGATGGAGCAAGTAGCTTTTTACTATTACCTTCTACAGACGACACCGGTAAGTCATATGTAGGCTCTATAGATGTATCAACACTAGGTGGAACAGTAACTTTAAATAAAGCTTATCAAGCTACTTCAGTTACTTCAGCTATAGCTCCTCCTACACCACCTCAAGTTATTAAACAAGACGGACCTGCAGTTAAAGAGGATAAAGAGAATAAAGATAATCTAGAAAACGATAAGAACACTGATGAAGAGGAAGAGAAAGAAGAGTTTGAAGATATAAAAATAAAGAGGAAAGAAAAAAAAATAATGAATACGTTCTTGAAAATGGATGATGGTAGGTATGTTTTCTTTTCTAAGGATAAAGATAATATGATATCATTAATAGTTGAAGAGGGTAGTAATGTTACAGTAAACTATGACAATAAAGGTAGCATTATAAATGCAAAAATGAATTCCGGTAATAACGTTCAATTTAATATAAAGCAACAATGAAATTTTTTAATATAAAAAACTACTTAATATGTTTATTAATTACTATGCTTTTAGTAATTTTAAGAATGTCAGATCCTTTTTTTGTTGAAACTTTAAGATTAAAGGGTATCGACTACTATCAAACAAAACAAATTAAAACAAAATCCGAAAATATCGCTATAATTGAAATAGATGAAGATAGTTTAGATGAGTATGGTCAATGGCCTTGGAATAGAAGTTTAATTGCAGGAGGTATAATTAAAGCATTTGAGAATGGTGCTCAGTTAGTAGTTATACCTATTCTGTTTGCTGAATCAGATAGACTAGGTGGTGATGAAGATCTTATTAACGTATTAAGCGAAGCACCAGTTATTATAGGTCAATCAGCTAGTACAAAAGGTAAAGGCCAACCTATTCCAAGAGGATTAGCTACCATTGGTGAACCCCTGGATGGTTGGTTATACGACTATCCAGAAGCAATTGGACCTGTTAAAGAGTTAGGGGAAGTTGCAGCAGGCGTTGGAATGATTGTTACTGCTCCTGAACTTGATGGCGTAGTTAGAAGATTACCTTTAGTAATACAGATTAAAGGAGAAGCTTACCCTACTATACCTCTAGAAGTTATAAGAATGTTTGCAGGTGAAGAATCTTATCAAGCCAAAGTTGATTTTGGAGGAGTTGAAGCTATAAGAGTTCCAGGATTTGATCCAATAAAGACAGATGCAAATTCTAGAATATGGATAAATTATAAATATGATTTTGATAAAGTTTCATTTACTGATGAAGATTGGTCAGCAGTAAAGGATAAAATAGCAGTGATAGCGCTAACTGGTGAAGGTTTAAGTAATACTACAGCTACTTCAACAGGTATAAAGTATGGGCATGAAGTTACCAGCTCTGCTCTTCAAATGATTATAGATGATTCTAGATTAACTAGACCTGCTGAATCAACAGTATATGAAGTGATTATAACTGCTGCTTTTTGTTCTTTACTTATTATAGGAGCTCTTTGGTTATCATATAAATTTAGCTTAGTAGTTATTTTAGCTGCTTTGAGCTCTTGTATAGGTGTAGGTTTTAAATTTTATAACGATAATGGATGGTTAATTGATTATACCTGGCCTATAATTTGTATTTTTATTACATGGTCGGTAGCTACATTTATAAGATTTATAAGCGAAAGTAAATCTAAACAACAAATTAAAAAGCAATTTGAACATTATTTAGCTCCTCCTATTGTTAAGCTATTACAAAAAGATCCCACTTTACTAAAGCTAGGTGGTGATACAAGAGAGCTATCTATACTGTTTAGTGACTTGAGAGGCTTTACTACTATCAGTGAGCATTTTAAAACTAACCCTCAAGGATTAACTGAGCTCATTAATAGATATCTTACCCCAATGACAGGATGTGTAATAGATTTTAACGGTACAGTTGATAAGTTTATAGGTGATGCTCTAATGGCATTTTGGAATGCTCCTCTCGATGTAGAAGATCATAAAGAACAATCAATCAAATGTGGTTTAAAAATGTTTGAGTTATTAGAAAAACTTAATAATGAGGTAATGAAAGAAGGACTAGAAGAATTAAAAATAGGTGTAGGTATTAATTCAGGAGATGTTGTAGTAGGTAATATGGGCTCCGAACAGCGATTTGATTATACATGTCTAGGAGATGCTGTTAATCTATCTTCAAGATTAGAAGGTCAGACTAAAGAATATAGAGTAGGTATTATTATAGGTGAAGGAACCGTCAAAGGAATTGAAGATAAGTTTATATTTGTTGAACTAGATAAAATAGCAGTTAAAGGTAAGAAGGAGGGGGTTAAAATTTATACTGTTATATCTGAAGGTGATGTATCCCATCATGAGACATTTTTATCTTATTATAGAAAACAGCATTGGAATAGAGCTCTAAAAATGATTGAATTAAATCAAATGACATATCCTGAACTACAAGGATACTATGAGATGATGAAGGAAAGAATAGAGAGCCTTAAAAAGAATAAACCTGGTAAGGGTTGGGATACTATATATAGAGCTACTTCGAAATAAAATAATTTACCACAGCCCAAGCAGGAACTACTGTAAACCCTACTCCAAACAACCAGACTAGAGTATAAAGTAAAAAGCGTAAAAGGGGTTTATTAACTAAAGGAAAAAAATCTTTATCGTTAGTTCGAACAATTATATCCTGATGACCTTTGTTCATTAATTTATTTAGTCAAGAGAAGCTTTTTAAACTCAGCTACATTATATAGTATATCTGCTTTTTGTTCGTCATTAACTTCAGAATTGATAAGATCTGCAAGAAGAGTAGAAGGTTTATTTAACATACCTATATTTTTATAATATCTCTTACCAAGTAATCCTGCTACTACAGGGTTAGAAGTATCTACAGATCTAATACCTTCAACATCTTTATAATATTTAAATTCTTGAGCTAATGAACAGCCAAGAAGATGATGAGGCTTACTTGAGTTCCAAATATTATCTTGTATAAGCATATCGATAAAACGTTGCCTACCTTTCGTTTGCTGTTCTAGTTTACAACTAACGTTAGAGAAAGCAATAGTTTCGTACCAAGAGTAATCAAAAGAAATAGCAATATAGTCAGCATGATTAACCATAAACCTATAACACTCTACTAACTCTTGATACGTTTTACCTTGTACAACTCCAATCTTTAGGCCAGGTAAATCTGGGTAATTTAAAGTAAATTTATTAAATGAAGAACAAGTTTGTTGACTATCTTCTAATACATCTGGTACTACATAGTATGTAGGCTTTAACTCTTGAACATACTTAGCAAATTTTTTAGGTTCAAATGAATGACCTAATTCAAAAATAGAATTATCTAAGAGAACCTCTCTTCCTAACGTTTTTGATATTTTAAAAAAATTATAATACTCCGGATCTGTCTCAAATAAATGCACTAAAGCATAATCGTAATCATTATAATTACGAGACTCATCTAATATAGCGATAGGGGATTCATGACTTACTAGCATACCTTATTATAGTTACTTGCGTTATAAGTTCAAGGATTAAATATAAATACATGTACGTAAGAGGTTCAGATCAAAATAACGAATACAAAAGAGACGTAAGTTCTTTTTTTAGAGGTATAGTTATTAATAATAATGATCCTAATAAAATGCAAAGAGTAAAAATCTTTATTCCTGAGCTTACTAATTTAAATTATAATGAAGAGGTTACTCAAGCTATATATAACGCACCAGCTAAAATAGCAGATTTAAATCCGAGTCTACATAAAGAGTTAATGAATATGACTCCATGGGCAGAGCAAGCTTCAGGCCTATTTGGTGAAAGAGGCTTAAGTCATTATAGTGCTAAGGAGCAAGATCAAATAAGTAAAGCAACTTACGTTAATAGTAACACGTCTACAAATCCTATAAATAGTAAAACAGGAGGAGGTACACCAGCTATGCAAATGGCTAATAGAGATAACGCTGGCGCAGGTTCCTCTATAGATGATTTTCCACAAAATAATCCTACAGCAGGTGCTTATATTCCTAAATTATCTGGTCCATTAGCGAGTGGTATATACGGAGTACCTCAAGTTGGTGCTCATGTGTGGGTATTTTTTGAAAGAGGTGATATAAATTTTCCTGTTTACTTTGCATCAATACCTTCTTACCCAGAAGCTGCTCAAGTTTATCAAGATGAAAACTATCCAGGTTCATTTAGTACAGAAAGTAATCCTCAGGGCGCAGAAGATAGGCCTCCAGAGCCAACTTCTCAACCAGATCCTACAGCAGATTTAAGCAGAGAGAAAGTAAATGAAAGAAGAGATTTAGGTAATATAGATCCTGAAACTAAACGGCTATTATATGAGCTTATGCAATCAGAAGTTGGTGGTCAGGGAAGAAATGCGCAGCTAGCTTTTATGGAAACAGTTTCTAATAGAGCAGCTGCAGAAGGAAGATCTATTCATTCTATAGTTACCGATACAAGATATTATGAACCCCTACAAAGGGGTATAACTAGACCAGTAAATAATAATACAAGAACTAACTATGACAGTGTATTTAGTGAGGTAGTTGGAGGATCCAACATTACTAAAGGAGCTACTCATAACGCATCAGCTGGAGTTGCAAGAAAAGTTAGAGCGGGGGGATATGATGCTAATGTAGACTCTATAATAGTTATTGGTGGTGAAACTTTTTATAATAAAGAGTTTCCAAAAGAGCAAAACTGGTTAAGAACATTTAATCAAACATCATGAATAAAGAAGCATTAGAAGCTAATCAAGATCTATACAAGAATAAAGCTGTACTAAATCAGCGAGGTGGCTCTTTAGAGTTTAATAACGCTACAGGTCAAGAGAGTGTGTATATTAATAATTATCACGGTAGTAATATTAAGATAACTCCACAAGTCAATTCAGAATACGCAAAAGAAAATAAACAACTATTAGTAGTAAATGATTTTTTTGAGACTGTAAGAAATGATAAGCATCTATCAGTAAATGGAAATTATGTAAAAAAGGTTACCGGTTCACAAGTATATCAAAGTGGTTTTACTAATGAAAGTCAAGTATCAGCAATAGAAGCCTGGAAAGAAGAATATAGACCTGTTGCTGAGCGTAACTCGATGTTTGATATACAACGAGGTGGTAAGAGTTATCCTAATGGAGTAGAGACTCCTTTTACAGGAACAAGAAGTCAAAATCCCTCTAAGAGTCAAGAGATTTATATAAATCAAGATGCAGGGTTTCCTAATTCAAGTTCATCAAGCTCAGTAGTTAGAAGTGGGAGTAATCAAGTTAATAGTTACTCAGTTTATAGCAGGCAACCTAGTACTTTTAAAGTACTAAATCCTTCATCAGTAGATTATTTAAATGAAGATAACCCAGCTACAGAAGGTGGGGATTTTCCCCCTACACCACAAAAACAAACACTAGAGCAGGATATAACTAGATTACAAAAAGAAAAATTAACTGATTTAGAAATAGAAGCTTTTGGTGATGGTGCAAGTGTGGGTGGTGATGATCAAGAGTTTACTTTTAGAAATAAAGTAGTTATGGTTGGAGCTACTGTAAACGATTACCCGTCTATAAGATTCGATGATGAAGGTAGATCAACTCCTGGGAGAGTATCAGTAGGTGAGCATGCAGGTGCTTATGTTCAGGTTGAATCAGTCCCTCATGTTGAAGAAGTAGACAATAGTAGATTTCCTGTAGGAAATTATTCATTACATGCTACTAATAAATTCAATGTAAATGTGGGCTCAGGTGGTGTAGATATTAAAACTACTGGTCCTGTTGAAGTTGGTGCTACAAGCTATAAATTAGCAGCACATAAAGTCCATATAAACTCATCTAAAGGTATACATATAGGTAGTGAAAACTTAGTAGAGCTTACCTCACAAAAAAATATATCTCTTAGATCAAATAAACAAATTTATATTGAACCAGGCTTGGGAGTTAAAAATAATTTAGTAGTAGGAGGTGGTAGTTATCTTCAAGGCGAAACATATCTACACCATGTAACTGCTCCAGCTGAACTACAACAGACAGAGGATACAACGGTTTTTGGAAGGTTAGTTTCAGGCGAAGTAATTGGTACCGTTAGAATAGACGGTCGAGATTATACAGTAACAGCTTTAGACACTGCTAATACAGTTGAGCTTTATCCTCATTCTCATCATTTTAAAAATTTACCTCTTAGATTAACAGAGTCAGGTGCTAATATAAGAGAAATAGCCTCTGTAGAAAATATTAATATAGACGGTTATAGTACACCAGCGCAACCAATAGACCATAACAAAAAGGTACCAACGTCTATACCATCGCCACCAAGATCTGTAGAAAAGGAATCAACTAATACAGTACTGCCTCATGACCGTGAAAGGGTATCATTAGATGGCATTATTAATCCTGAGTTTCCACAAATACAAAAAGATGGGTCTTTTCAAAAAGAACAACCTAGTTAAATTATTTCATCTACTAGTCCGTAATCTAAGCATGTCTTACTATCAAACCATAAATCATGCTTTAATATCTCATCTAGCTTCTTCATAGGTAATTTAGTATATTGCTTGTATATTGATTTTATAGTTGTCATAAGGTGCTTATTATTTTCCATATCATCTTCTAACTCTGTATACTTACCATATATACCTGAGCTTAATTGATGAATAAGCATTTTTGAATATTTACCAATATATCTTTTACTACAAGCTACTGAAATAATAGTAGCAGCAGATGCAGCTGCACCTTCAACGTATGAATGAACTTCGCTATTTAGATTTCTAATTACATCTACTGTTGCTAGCCCAGCAAATAGAGAACCACCATAGGAATTAATTCTTAAATTAATAATAGGTTTTACATCTAAAAAAACACCGCTAATAGATAATTTTTTATCTAATTCAAATAAAGCTGCGTTTAACTCTAGCGCATTAGATTCTAATATATCACCATAAAAGTATATATTATTTTCAACGCTTTTAGTTACTGAACCACTGCCTGACGCGCCTGCATTTACTATATATTGTGGAGCTTGTTCAGCTGTATCTTCTTGATTTGTATATTTCCAATTCATAATTATTAGCCTTGACATGAAGCGCAATTCAATATATTTCTTGCAAGTTCTTGAGCTGGGTTAGCGCTTCTTTGATAATATAACGACTTAATTCCGCTTTGCCAGGCGTATATAAGTAGCTCGTTAACTTCTCTCGGCTTAATTTCTGGTGGTATCATTAGATTTAAAGATTGACCTTGATCAATATACTTCTGTCTCATAGAAGCTTGAATAATAATTTCTTTTTGTGATATTTCACCAAACGTTTTAAAAACATCTTTTTCTTCTTCAGATAAAAATTTTAAATGCTGAACACTACCTCCGTGATTTAAAATACTTTTCCATGTAGTAGCATCATCTTTATCCTTCTCTTTTAGCAGATTAACTAAATGTGGATTACGGAAAGTAAACTTACCCTTAGCTAAATCTTTTACAAAATAGTTAGAGTTTAAAGGTTCTATTGAAGGAGATATCTGACCTAAGATAAATGAGCTACTAGTAGTAGGAGCTATAGCCATAGTAGTAGCGTTTCTAATTCCATAACCCTTACACAATTCTGGCTCACCAAATAGCTCTGCTAACTCAGCTGTTGCTTTATCACAACGTTCTTTCATTAATACAAATATTTCTTGATTTATGCCTTTAGCAAATAATGATTCAAATGCAATCATCTTTGACTGTAAATATGAATGCCAACCTAATACACCTACTCCAATAGCGCGCTGTCTTACAGCAAAGTTATGAGGAGCTTCCATATACTTTACCCCTTCTGTCTTTTTAATAAATTCAGACATTACAGCGTCTAAAAAGTACACTAACGTCTCTATTGCATCAGTTTCTTTTATATCATCCCATTTAGCTAAGTTAATAGAAGATAAGTCACATACAAATGATTCATCTTCATCTGTAGATAAAAAGATTTCAGTACAAAGATTACTTGCATGAATTTTTTTCTTATTATCTTTATATACCTGCGGAGCGTTGTTATTAGCTGTATCAGTCCAGAATATATAAGGATAGCCAGTCTCATATCGCTTCTTAATAATATTAGCCCATAACTTACGCTTATCTTTATCACCATCTACAACTGATTGCATCCATTCATCTGTTATACAAACACCAAATGATAAATCTTGAATAGGGTCTCCTTCAGATCTTATTCTTAAAAACTCTTCTATATCATCATGCTCTACAGGTAAATAAGCTGCAAATGAACCACGTCTTACATTACTCTGTGAAACATAATTTATAAGTGCATCAAATACTGTAAGTTGATGATGTACTCCAGTAGCAGCTCCACCAGAAGAAATAGGAGCTCCTCTAGGTCTTACAGCTCCAAAGTATCCAGAAGTACCACCTCCTACTTTAGACATAGTACCCACTTCAGATACTTTAGTTAAAATCTTCTCCATATCATCGGGAATATAACTACCAAAGCATGAAATAGGTAAACCTCTTTTCTTACCGAAGTTAGACCATATAGGAGATGAAAGAGAATAATACCCTTTAGACATATAGTCAGTAAACTTACCTGCGAAACCTTTTATTTTAAGATACTTTTCAGCAGTTTTTGCTATTGTCTCTATTCTCTCTTCTGCAGTCTCGTCTTCTTCTAAATAACCTCGCTTGAGAAATTTTCTCGAATCAGCGTTAAGCCAGCTATAATCTTTCATATTAAAATAAATCGTCTTCGTCAAATGATTGGTTTTTCTTAGAGTATTCGGTAGGTCTTGTATGGAAAAAATCTGCCATATTATTACCCATTAACTCCTCTTCAAACCACATTGTAGCCTCTAAAGCATCATTATCAATCTCAAACGGAGCTTTAAATCCTATTTGTTCTAATGAATTAATAATTCTATTCTTTATAAAACCTTTTAAAAGAGTAGCATTTAACCCCGTCTCTTTATACCCATTGACCATCCAGTCTACAATTTTACTTTCAGCTTTAAGCGCTTCTTCAGCTTCATGCAGTATTCTTTCTTCTAACTCGTCATCGAATAGCTCTGGACTCTCGTCACGTATAGTGTTAATAATCTTCATACCAACTAATGCGTGAATATTTTCTTCGTTTCTAGTATACTTAACTTGCTGATCTGTATCTTTTAATACGTTTTTATTTCTAGCAAACCAATTTATTATATAGAATTGTGAGAACAAAGAAACATTTTCTACAAAAAGAGTAAAAAGTATTAGAGCGTAAAGATATTGCTTCTTACTATTTTTGTAAAATTTATGAGTATATTTTCTAAGATAATTTACTCTTCCTTGTATCCATTCTAATTTAAGATTTTCTTCAAAGACTTCTTCTAATCCTAGTATACTTATGAGTCTTTCATACGCATTATTGTGAATAACTTCAACGTTAGCCATAACAAAACCTAAATCTGATAATGATGGGTGAGGTAGATTCTCTCCTAACTTAGCCCAAAATGTTTTAACTGCTACTTCAATCTGACCAATCGCAGATAAAGTACGTACAATTATCTCTCGCTCTTGATCTGAAAGTTCAACTTTAAATTGTTGAATATCTGATTTAAATGAAAACTCCTTATCAGTCCAAAACCCATTATGCATAGCTTCAATGAACTGATCTGTCCATGGATACATGTTAGGTTTTCTTGATAGCTGCTCTGTAAAAATAGTACTTCCGTCCATTACCTGATTCTACTTATACTGGGACTGAAGTTTTTAAGCTACCATGAGGGAGAGCAAATGTCTTTACATGCTTTTTTCCTGCTGACTCGACCGTTACAGTCATAATATGACCTGCTATGTAAGGTTGAGATACAATATTACCACCAACAGTAATAACTCTATATAATTGTCCGGTTCCCGCTTCAAATATTTTTACTGTAGTATTCGAGCCCTGCTGTGCGATAAATTGTTTAGTCTTGTTCATAATCTCTTATATTATTTATAAAATGGGTTACCTCTGGATCGGATTTATGTGTGGCAAAGTTTAAAGTATTTGATATTTTTTTAGCCGTTTGAGATGCTTGAATCTTATGAAACTCAATAAGTTCTACTAACACATGAGAATCAGCAGTAGGTAAATTTTCTTCATTAACATTTAATATGTTTCTTATCTCTTGAATCGAATAACCTTTATTGAGATAATTTTTAGCTTTTTGCGTTATAAAATATTTTTTAAGGTTATCTTCATCTATATAGTCTTTAACTTTTTTATCATAGTAATCTTGACTATAAGTATAGCTCTTACCAGTTATTAAACACGTTATTCGTCTACTTGCCATTATATTATATTAATCTACTCCCACGGAAAAACAATCCATTTATTTTCAGATACTACATTTCCATAAAACTTTAATCTTTCTATATGTTTTTTCTTAGTAAAGATGCAAGCAGTTTCATGCTTTATATTGGCTGTAATTAGTTTATTAGTTACCCAATCTATAGTATCACCAGTATCACAAATATCATCTACAATTAAAATATTACTGTCTTTAGTAAACTTAGATATATTTAAATCATCTTGTACAGTTAACTGACCTTTAATAGTATCATCATATGAGCTAACGTTGCATGTAACTAACGGTATATCTAAAACGTAGCTAATGATAGTAGCAGGTATAATACCCCCGCGCGCTATACCAACTATATGTGTAAAATTATATTTTTTAGCTCTACTAGCTATATATCTAGATAGCATATTAAGTTCGTCAAATGTAAACTTTGTAACTTCCATAACATATTATATAGTAAAACATTATTTTTTCAATAAATATATATGTGAACGATTTTGAGAAGATACAAAAGATATATGAAGGTTATAGGGGTTTAGATTATAACCCTGGACCTAATGCTAAATATACTGCAAATATTTCTTCTCCCGGTTATTCTTATCGTAAAGGTCAATTACCAACTGCATATCCAGGTGCTGGAGGGTATTCTCAATACGAGGCAGGTCAAGCTGGCTATTATCAAACACCTACTGTAGCTATAATTGCTGATGAAGAAGTTGAAGCAGCTGAAATAATTAACTTAGATGTGCTAGAAAAGATAGAAGAGCTTCAAGAAGAAGCTAACGATGATGGTATGTATTATGCTCTCGAACAGTTGTCTAGATTGAAAGAGCATATTATTTCTCTTTCTCAGTAGGGTACACTTTGTTGAGTAGTATGCTATTAACTAGATAGATAAGATAGCAACTGCTACTGCTATACAAAGCAAAAAGAATATTATTGTAACTGCTAGCATAAGTTCCTATGACGAGACCTGTCCAGAAACCTGTGCAAAGAGAGCAATTCAACAAATCCTTAAAAAATTTGATCTTAGTAATTTTGTCTCTAACAAAATTAAAAATCTTTCCCTCCATTAATATATAACAGAGGCCATAAGAAGCTAAGGTGTAGAATATTAAATCAGCCACAGAGAAGTTCTTCATCACCGTCAATAGCATTGACAGCATCTCCCATAAGCTTTAACTCTTCTTTTTTGACTATAATAGTATTCCCATCATCATCTGTAACCTTATAATTGTCATCATCAATTTTTTCGATTACTGGGCAGCCTTGCTTGCCGCAACAAACTTTTACACTATTTTCTGTTAGCCTTCTAATCATATAATTATTTATTAAGCGCAGCTTCTAATGCACTTCTTAATTTAGCTTCTGCCTTAGAATCTATATCATCTTTTCTACCAGGAGATATTTCCCTATGTGTAGTAACTGTAGATAAATCTTTAGGCCATCCCCACTTTTCAAATCTTGGTACCAACCATTCAACTGCAGATGCAACTTCATCATCAGTTAGCTCTCTAGCATTAGTATTTCCACTAAATGCTAATCCTAATAAAAATCCGTTACAGTTTGTTCTGCCATTAAAGTTTGATTTACCAGCGTGCCAACATCTACGGTCATCATCAGCAAAAATAGTCCTTTCACCATTTGTATCAATTATACAGTGATATGATACTTGTGACTTAGATTGACATATCCAACTAACTGACCCGGCATAAGAACCAGAAGAGTGATGTAAAACTACACCTTCAGGTCTTATTCTTGATGATGAGATGTTTGGTGAAGGTTTACTTACTTCAGGATATGACCCGTCGACAGCACTTGATGCGACCTCAACTACAGCTGGAGTTTCACTTAAGCCTAATGCCTCGAGAATAGTTTTTGCTGTGTTAGGTCCATAAGCACCGTCTGGAAGTGAGTCAGTTTTTTTCTGTATAATTTTAGTTAACTCTTCTTTAGTAAATCCTAATTTACTAATAATCTTTAATGCGGTATTTTTTCCATATATACCATCTGCTGTTGCACCAACAGCCTCTTGAATTTTCTTTGTAGTATCTTTAAGTGACATAAAAGTATTTATTTAAAACGTTGTAAAATACTATTAATAAGATAAATAGTTGTATGGATATGATACTCGAATTTATAAGTGATAAACCTTGGTTCGGACTAGTAGCAGCTATTATTGCTGCCGCTGCCGCGTTTTGTGCTGCAACTCCAACACCTAAAGAAGGTACTTGGGTTTCAAAAGTTTATAAAGCTGTTGAATTTTTAGCACTTAATATTGGCAAAGCAAAAGCAAAAGCAGTAGTTGAAGAAAAGGTAGAAGATACTGTAAAAAGCACTGTTAAAAAAGCAGTTGCTAAAGCTACTAAAAAATAGTTAAAATGGCTGGTGGTTTAATTAAAGGTGCTTTACGTGCCTTGG